GATTAAATACGTTATGTCAATATTGAACTGGCGGAGACTTGCTCATATAGGCTGTAGCGCCAAAATAAAAACCGATAATAGATGCCATAGCTAGATAAAACATACTAATTAAATCACCTAGTGCTGCTACTTTCTCAGGCGATATTACTGGAGATACTAATATAGCAGTTACAATAAGCATACTAGCCATAGCAATCCAGCTAATACGTTTTTGTGCATCAGCTTTTTCTTCACGTAGTTCTAATTCTAGTAACTGAGTAGCACGGTCTTTCTCAGCATCTGTAACTTCGCCATCTTTGTTAAAGTCGTAGTCTTTAAAATTAAACTTTTTTATCAAGCGCACGCTCTATAGCCTATAGCTAATCTTTCTTACTAGCAGAGAAAAATATGTGTTGTTCTTGTTCTCTAGCATCTAATTCGTAGTCACTTCTATACTCGTTATTTATCGCTATAGCGCGTTCTACAAGTGTCATCTTATTTGTGAAAGCTACTAGTGCAGCAGTATCTTTTGGAAAACACGCACCGCCAAAACCGCGCTTACCGTCAAAGCCAGGAACCCGCATATGTGAAAGTCCAATTCGAGAATCAGCACTAATAGCGTTTATAACTTTATTAAAGTTTATACCGTTATCTACAGCGGTATCGTACAGCTGATTAAAGAATGTTATCTTAGTAGCTAAAAATGAGTTAATAGCGTATTTAACTAAGCTAGCTTCTGCAAAACTCATATGGTAAGCCGGACAACGCTTGCACAAACTATATTTTTCATATAGTTGTTCTACCAACATAGTGTCATAAGAAAATCCACCAAATACGTGAAACTCAGGATTTACAAAATCTTCTAGTGCTGTTTTTTCACGTAAAAACTCAGGATTATAAACAACACCCATTCCGCCGTGTTTTGATATAATATCTGGAGTTACAGTAGATTTTACAATAACTGGTTTTTTACGGTCTCTATAGCTACCATTAAGCGTATTCATAACACTGTCTAGTATGCTAGAATCTATTGAACCATCAGCATTCATCGGTGTAGGAACACAAACAAATGTAGCGTCATAATCTTCGATATCTATATCGTTAATACTATTACCATATTTGGGGTCGATAATAGTTTTTTCTACTTCTGGATGTGTAAAACCATAGCTAACAGCTTTTCCTACAAAGCCGTGGCCTACTATTAAAAGTTTCATTTGATACCTTGTTTATTTTCTTGGGCCGCCGGGTTTTGGTTTAGCAACAGAACCACCACTGCCTGCCCACAGTCTTCTACGTGCCCAGTAGTTTGCACTGAACTTATCATCTTTAGTTAGCCCACCAGAACCATCACGAATACCTGCGCTACGCTCTAGATAGTTTTTACGGGCTTCGGCACTATAGTTATGACCATAGTCTTTATGCCCATAACGTACTACTTTAATTTCTTCGCCTTTTTTAGCTAGAACAACTTCTTTATGCTTAGAACCAGAAGTATTGCGTTTTGGCTTATTAAATCCTGGGTATTTCTCACCACGATATTCTATACCACCACTTGGTAGTCTTTTGACGTCACTTGCTTTTGCCATGTTTATATCTCGCTTCTATCTCACAAACGATTTTCCATTGCCTTGAAGTAAGTTGAGGATAATCTTGTTGAGCTGCTATACAACCAAGTATAAAAGCTTTTTCAGGGTCTGTCAATGTTTGCTTTTCAAAAAACTCTCGTAGCTCTCGTTTAATTCTTCTGGTCATAGTGCCAAGGAAAAATATAATCATCACAGCTTTTTGCTTTTAGTGCAGCTTCAAGAAAGATTTTATCTTGTTTTCGCTTTATAAGCTTAGCTTTGAGTTTGTGAAATAATTTTATCATAATCTACCCGCCTACTCTGTAATTCGTATAAAAATGGAGGAGCTGTCTTTTCAAACAACTGAGGTTCTTTACCGTCAATAGTTATAGCTACTACAATATCACGTATGCCAGTACCAAACATTTCATTGTGTGCTACAGCGTACCCGCAGCACTGAATAAAGTAGTCTCGAATCTGAGTAACTTGTTTTGGTTTTTTAGAGGTTTTAAAGTCGATAATTGCTGGTTTGCCTTTCCAAATACCGACCATATCTGTACGTCCTGCATACCGATATTTATTACTCCACAGTATTTGTTCTTGACCAAATATCTCGTCAACTCCAGGCTCTACAACTTTAATTAAATCACGGGTCATCTGACGAACATCTGTAGGATGCTCACGAAGCTCCTCCCAAATACGCTCACCATTAAAGTGTCGTTCTGCAAAAGAGTGAATTAGTGTACCACGGTCTGTAGCTTCTTTAGATACACGAGCTGCTTCTTCTTCCCCTACTCTAGCTTTCCAAGCGTCTAACCAAGGGTTATTAGCTGTTTTACCTAGAATAGTAGTAAGTGATGGATATGACCCATCAGGAGTGTGGTATGTACGACCAGTTTTTAGTGTATCTACTGGTAAATCAGTTGTATAATTAAATTTCATAGTAAAGGAGTACTCACAAGTATTGGATATCCTTGTGCGCGAGTAAGTTCTAATACTCGGTTGATATAAGGATTTTTATTTTTAGAAACAGTAATCACTCTAGCGTGTTCATAGTTGAGTGCTTTACGATTAGTTACAGTGGATAAGTACTGACCAAAGTATGGCATATGCTTACCACTAAAATAGGTGCTATAGTCTCTATCCTGACAAATAGCATACACAGTTGAATCTTGAAGTCCATGAAGACGAGGTTCATAAGGTATAGTAAGTCTATTACGATTTGTAAACGAATTATTACTAAACTCATTAGTTGAAAAGTGAGTCATAATATTTCCATGTAGTAACGATTCAGCTAGCTGCTCAGCGCTTTGCTGTGGCTCTTTTTGTATACCAATATAGGGATGTTCTAAAAGCGGTCTAGATAGCATTGCAGCAGCTCCTAGTGAAGCAGCTGGAGCTCCATTAACACTGATGGCGGCTATATGTTCATACCCAGAAACGTTTGCAAGAGCAGTATTAGTTAAATAGTTTGAGGCGCTGCGGCCTACAATAGCAAGTTTATCAGAATCTACATGCTTACGTAACCATGTAGCTAAATTTACTAGCACAGAAGTAAATACTGATTGCACAGATGCTGCTATATTTGCATCACAAGAACCAATCCCCGCACCACGTTCTAGGTTATGTAGCAGTGTGTACGAACCCGGCTCTTGAGTAACAACATGACGCGAAATCCAGGGTGCATAAAAAGGATTACCGCGTCTAGAGATTTCTCTAACGCGGTCTTCGCCTGTTACAGCATCAAATCCTAAGAAACGTGTAGCAGCGCTACTAAATAGTGCTATACTATTTGGATAATCAAAAGTACGAATCCAATAAAAGCTACCATCAGCAAAATACCCAAGACGAGTATGCTCTGAATCACTCAATAGCACTGCACAGTGTGTCCAATCAGTACTAGCGACAGTGGCCATTGCGATTGCATCGCAGTAGTCTACAACCTCTACATTGCGCTTAAACTGTGAGCGAACGCAGTTCGCAGAATGAGGAACTGTAGCAATAGCGTCCCAGTTTTCATAGCTGCTGCGTAGCGCATCTACAGTAGCCTGCGGGTACAATCTATCGGATAACAGTTCAGCAGTAATAACGCCTGTAGCTGAAATGCTACAGGCGCTGCTACGGTCTGCTACAGCATTAATGCCAAGGATCGCCATTAGGAGCAGATATCAACATACTCGCGGATTGTAGCCCACTTTTCTTCTTCGTCGTCTAGAGATTGTTTACGAATAATTGTGGCTACTTTAGTGATTGTAGCTACAGGAATTTCGTATTGAGTTTTAATATCTTTCTTAAGTTCAGCAATGCTTTCACGGATGCTATCTGCTTGAATCATAAGATCTACTACTTTGTTAATTTCTTTGCGGATTTCCGCCTTAAGTGCTGGTTCCATGTTATACCGTTTTAAATGTTGCTCTAATACGATCTGGACGACGCCTGATCAGTTTGTTTGATTCTAGATATTCTAGAGTAGCTTTAAATTCAGATAGTGGGTCTGCAATTGCTTCCCCACTAGCTAAAATCTTTAGATAAAATAGATTATATGCAGAGATAATGTTAGCCGACCCAATGGTGCGTTGCCCAACGTAGTCGCCCGAAGGGCGAGGCGTGACAAGTTCCCATAAATCAGAACTCCATACTGAATGGTCGTCTTCGTCAAATACTTCAACGGGAATCCCAGACAGAATTCTCCACACTAAATCGTTATGTTTCATTAATCGCAAATCCAATCATCGCGGTGGTCAGTTACATAGAACCACCCAAGCGAACGAGAAATGTTCTCGCTTCCCCAATAAGCGCCATCGTGCATAGCGTTTTCAAACTCACGTTTGAAGCGTAGCCAAGGGTTGCTCATATTTGTCACAGGACGAATAGAGCTGATGTCACGAGCGTTCCAATGTTCACAGCGTTGTGAAAAAGCTGGACTTGAGTTTAGCAAGCGCTCATTCTCACTCATTCGTGGGGAGAGCAGCTTGTACAGCTCACGATAAGCCTCAAACTTCGTTTGGTAGCTGTCGGTTGATAGTGCAATGCGACGAGCATTACGAACAAAGTCACGATAAGCGTTGCGATTAGTTAGTTTAAAAAACATGTTGTACCTTAATAGTAGCAGAAAAAAGATTGATTGGCAAATATAATTTTATTTAGTCGGTAGATGCTTCAAGAAATGTAGGAGGATAGCTTTCCCCTTCAAGTTTCCAGAACTCAAGCGAATCGAACCAATGTAGTCGTTCAAGCAACCGCCAACGAGCGTTAATGCGTTCTACAGCAGCATCATACTCAGTGAAAAATGGACGCTCTAGAGACAGTTCATTTCTAGCTTCTTCCATCCACGCATGTGCTAGCCAAGGATTCCAGCGTGCAACGTTTTCAGCTTCACGAATTGTACGACGAGTATCCCATACAGCATAACCAACTGCAGAATATTTAGCAGGAAGAGAGCGACGTTTAACCATGAGCAATACCTTTTGTATCTAGTAGATGATAGTGATGGTCAATAATATCTACCACCATACGAGCAGCTTCAAAGTGCAATCCTTTAGCACGCATATCATGATATTGTTGAATCGCTTCTGCAGCTTCATCAGAAATTGCAGATAGAGCTGTAAGCGCTTGTAGAGCTTCTGCTAGTCGTGGACGTTTGTGCATTAAAAACCTTTTATTTAAATCCAGAAATAGTCGCAATAACATTTTTATTGACACTATAAGTTTATATTAGTATACTTTTAACATGTATGCAACTGAAAAATATGTAAAAATGGAAGCAAAAGAGCTTCGAGAATCAATTAACCAACTAGCAACTGATCTAGGTGGCGATGTACGCTATTTAGATGAGCGTATATCAGGCATTATAGATATGTTACACAGTTTACAACAACAAGTTGAAACTATTAGCGAGCGTCAGCGAGAATTAAATGAATAAGAGCGTAGTTGCAGTTAGTGATTCTAGCGACCCTAGTTTAATAGAATATGTGCAAAAACAGCTTGAAGCAATTGTTATTTCATTTCCTGATGTAGCAGTTGAGCATGTAGATGAAAATAATGAGATAATGGAGCGTTATGCACGTTATCCTGGTAGAGTACCTGCATTCTTTATTCTTAAGAACGGAGCTCGTATGGCAGTTCTTCAAGCCAAAGTAACTAATGAACAACTGCTTGCTTGGATATCTCAGAACATTGGGTAATAAATTACTAGCACATAATTTAAGCATTGGCAACAACAAATCAAAAGTTGTTGCTATTTGCATTTTAGATATATAAAAAATATGCAATATAAACAGCATAAAACTGCGTAATTAAAAAACTTTGAGCGTATGTATTTTCAAAGTAATTTTTTTGTAGACAGTGTGCTGATATAAGCATAAGATAAGGTAACAATTTTAAAAAGACTGTAAATGAAAATATTTGTAAAAAATAATGATATTAGCCGTGCTCTTCGTATTCTTAAAAAGAAACTTCATGACGAAGGTGAAACCAAAGAATTAAGAGAGCGTCAGCATTTTGTATCTGACGGCGAGCGTCGTAGACTAGCAGAACGTGCTGGTAAACGTCGTTGGATTAAGAAACGCGAAAAGATTGAAATTAATCGCGTGCGAGCAGAACAAAATGCAATCAAGCAAAATCGTAAAAAGCGACAGGCCGCGCAAAAGAATAAAACTGTTGCTTAATGGTTAATCTGTTGATAATATTAATTATCAATGGAGAAACTAATGAAAGCATACAAAGGCTCATTCAAAAAGCGTAATGGCGAAATTCGTAATATGCTATTCGCTAAGATTGCTGAATTGCCAGATTCTTTTCTAGAACAAAAGATTATTGGCACAGGTTCCGACAAGAGCTATCCAGAAGGCATGGAACTTGTTTGGGACTTAGAAGAAGATAACTTTAGGGTATTTAATTGGAAAACAGTTGAAGGTCCGGTAAAGGAACTAACTGTTGAACAAAACTACTATAACTGAGCAATACGTACTCGTAGAAACAGACGATATAGATTTTACAATGCTACGCGCAGCTATTAATATGATGGCAAAAACACAATATCGTTTTCACGATAAGGTTTTTCTTGAACCTTACACGCCATACTATGATGCTTATCGCGGACATACATTTGTAATTGACCACGCATCATCAGAAGATGAAACTGGCAATCACGTCTGGCTTACTTGTATCTCAGATGAAAATGTAAAAGTCGCTGGATACATTCATCTAGACCAACTAGAAATTATATAACTAATGTCAATATTTGTTTTTTATCATTTAAGTGATTTATATGACTATGAAGAAATAACTGCTGAACAAATAGATAAACTTGAACGCTCAGGATTACTAGATGCTGCAGAAAAAGTATTTATGAATCAGCATTACAGCGAACGCTCGTTTAGTAGCTTTAAGACTAGACTCAAAAACTATAAAAACATAGAATGGGTTGTAGGCAGCAGCGTTAAAGAAGATTATGAACACAGCAGTGCTGTATTATATCAAGACGTAGCTAAAAAAGAAAATAAAGAGTTTAACGCTCTGTATATGCACCAAAAAGGTTTAACGCATAAGCATAAACCAAGTTATGAAGCTGTAACTGCTTGGCGCCATTTGTTAGACTATTGGAATGTTGAACAGTGGCAAACTTGTGTTACTCAGTTAGATGCTGGTGCAGATAGTACAGGCTGTTTATTTACTACTAATGAAGGTATGCCGCACTATAGCGGTACTACTCGTTGGATGAAGGCTAGTACTATTAGACGTATGCCTCAATTAAAACTACCTAGTAGTATTAACTTTGCTAGACAATTAGATAATTATGACTATCATTTTCCTTCTTGGATGCCTTATAGACTTGAGGTAGAAATGCAAGTAGGAATTAACGCTAACAGCGCAAATATTCGCATGGGTAGCGTATACCAAAATAACTCTTATGATGGATACAATAGAGTTATTAGCACAGAAGAATATATTAAATAGCTCTGATTACGTAAATCGGATGCAACATGGACCTGGGGGCGGTACCCAGCGGGTCCACCATAGATACATTATGCTACCTAGTAGTTGAAAAACTGACATTGCGAGATGTTTGGAACCAAGTTGTTGATACCCGTAAGGGAGGAGATTGGATAATGTATCTTTGATGGGCTCGAAATAGGATCGACATGTTGAGCATGAGGAAACCAGGGGCCAGTGAGCAAGCGACTGATAACCGCAAGACAACAAACAAACGCAAACGATAACTTTGCTCCAGTATCTCTAGCTCTCGCAGCTTGATTTACTATCGGTATGGCTCCACCGGGAAACAGAACGGGCCGCTACACATCACATCACAAAGGACTATATATGACAAGACGTATTACATCACCCGTACAACCCATAGTAGGGATTCAATCAGGTACTCACCCCCTACACGGCTCTTACACACGGCCACAGACTTATATAACTACACAAACTGTAGATTTAGCCGCAGCTTTTAAACCTAAGCGTGCTGGTAAAAATCCAAAACTATCTCATGTAGTTTTTCTGCTAGATGACTCTTCATCTATGCAAGGATGCCGAGACATTACTATCTCTGGCTTTAACGAATATCTAGCGTCTCAAAAAGCAGACGCAAACACTAACGGTATCTCTACTGTAGTATCGCTATACAAATTTAACGGAAGCGATGTTAAGTGTGTATTTGACCGGCAAGACGTGCAAACAGTAGAACCACTAACTCACGTAACATATAATCCTTCAGGTAGCACAAACCTGTTAGATGCTATGGGCGGTGTGCTAATGAAGGTAAACAACCTTCTTTCTGAAAAGAAAAAAGCTGAACGGGAATCAGTAATTATTAATGTGCTGACTGACGGCGAAGAAAACACTTCTCGCACATTTAATAACGCATCTATCAAAGCAATGGTAGAAAAAGCTGAAGGTAAAAATTGGGGCTTCCTATTCCTTGGTGCTAACATTGATGCATTCCAAGCAGGTCATGCTCTAGGTTTTAGTGTAAACAACACAATTCAGTTTAACACACAAAATACAGACGCAACTATGCGTGCTGCAAGTCGTATGACTAATTCACTAAAAGGTGCTTACGCATCTGGTACTCCAACGTCTATGGCATATGCAGCATCTACATTCACTAAAGGTGAGCGCGCAGCAGCTGTAGGCAACGACAATGAATAAAACGCCTTTTGAAATTAGATTAGACGTTTTAAAGATGGCTCAAGAAATGCTTGAAGCCGACCGACGTTCTTCTGAAAAAGTTGAAGAACAAAAAGCAGAACTGTTAAAGTCTGCAAATGTACCCGTAGCTGAAGTATTAAATTACGTAAGTAACACTACGGCCCCTAAAACATATACAGAAACTGAAGTATTAGCTCGCGCTGCTGCTTTATACTCTTTTGTAAATGATAAAAAATAAACATAAGGATATCCAAATGAAAAAAATTCTATTAACCACTGCCGCACTCGTCGCTCTAGCATCACCAGCTCTAGCTGTAGAACTAGGTAACGGCTGGGCTTTTGATAGCACAGTAACACTTGATTATTACGTAGAAGCAGAAGATACTTCTGCAGTTTACGAAGGTGAGCTTAACTATCAAGTTAATGACGAAGTAAAGCTATACGCTTTTACTGCTGTTGACCTAGAAGATGTACACTTTGAGGGTATTGACCTAGGAGTTAATTATGCTCCAGCCCAGGTACAGTACATCAACTTCAATGCTGAAATTCAACTTGATGACAACCTAGACTACAACGAGTTTGTTGTAACTGCTGAAGTATCATTCTGATACTAATGGGGCTGTGCGTATACGCACAGCCCTTTTCTATTTAAAAACTAAATAATAATGAATACATACATTTTAGGTAATAGTGGCTTTTCTAGAGATATATTTGAGCAACTATTTATTAGAAAATATATTAGTACTTTTACTGGGTTTATCATCCTAAATGGTGGTAAACCTTTTGTCATTAGTAATGATGGTGTAAAAGATTTTGAGTATGAAGATGATTCTTGTTTTGTGTTAGGAGTTGATACCTTTCAAGAACGTATAGAGTACTTAGAACATTTTACCCAACACTACCCAATAAGTACAAAGTTTTACCCAAATTTCTATGTTGATAGCTGTCATGTATCACAGCTATCTTCTTTGGGTGTAGGTAATATATTTTGTCATAATAGTTCTATATTCGGTAACTCTCGCCTAGGTAATTTCAATTTATTAAAAGCAGGTTCGACTATCAGTTATAACTGTGATGTAGGTAATCATAACATACTAGATCATAATGTCCACGTAAGTAGTAAGTGTAAGATACTAGATTATAATTATGCCGGTATTAACGCTACTATTACAGAAAATATATGTATAGGCAATCACAACACTATTAGTGCTGGAGAGTGTTTATTTGATAACTTACATGATAAAGAATTATTTCAATCAGGTATTACACAAAGGAAATTTTAATGCAAATATTCTATATGATATACGGAGAGTACTCAAGTCCTATAAGTATATCTAAAGATATATCTATGAGCTATGACAGATTTAATAATATGAGCAAACTAGATATTATTAAATCTTGTTGGCTATCTTTACAAGACGGTCTTACTACAGACGACACAATCCACTTACTTGCAGTTAAAGTAGATGAAGAGCTGTTAGCTTGGTTAAAAAGTACTTGTAAAGCATCTATGGTAGTAAAAGATATGCCAGCTATGTCAGAGCATACTCCACCATATGGCGAACATCCATATAAAGAATATCACGAGGTACGTGTAAACCATTTCATACCACAGTATAAGTATATATTTGAAGTAATAGAGCAAAATCACTCTGATGATTATTATGTTTGCTTAGATGACTATCTACACCGGCCTAACTCTATTAACAACATAAAAGAGTTCTTAAAAACGCATAAAGATTTCTTTTTAGTTCCATATGAGTATTCAGATTTTTATTTTAGTGAGCACAGATTTACTGAAATGTTTATATCTAATCAGGGATATTTTAGAAAAACTAATTCTGCTACTCCAACAATTGCGGCGAACGGTAAAGTATGGATGTATTTTAAATACTATATACTAAGAGCTAGTGTTTTTGCAGATGATAGCTGGACACATAGAGCTTTTAATATAGTAAAAGCTCTTACACCTCTACCAGCATGGTCAACCCACTTACAAAATGGTTGTTTATCTCCTTTTATTGATTGGGCACAAGTAAGTAACCATTATTTAAAGAATAAGTAACATGATAAGAAAAGTTTTTATAACTGGCATAACAGGATTATTAGGTAGTACCTTAGCAAAACATCTACATTCTGTAGGTGGTTATAAAATAATTGGTATAGATAACGGTATAGGCGGTGTAGAAGATAATCTACCTGATTACATAGAATATTATAAAGCCGATATTCTAGATACTGAAATGCTAAAAAATTTAATGGAAGGCGCAGACACTGTTTTTCATGCAGCAGCACTACCTTACGAAGGACTAAGTGTTTTTAGCCCTACCATAACAGCTACTAGCATAGTGTCAGGTACACTATCTGTAGCTATAGCAGCTATTCATAATAAAGTAAGACTACTAATAAACTGTAGTTCTATGGCTCGTTATGGTGACCAAATCCCCCCATTTACAGAAGATATGCCTACAAAACCAGTTGACCCGTATGGATTAGCTAAAGTTCAAGCGGAACAACACTTAGAGTTGCTATCGCAGATTCACGGATTAAACTATGTAACGGTGGTCCCTCATAATGTTATTGGTGTTGGTCAGCGCTACTTTGACCCATTTAGAAATGTAGTAGGTATAATGATAAATCGTACACTGCAACATAAGCCTGTTATTGTTTATGGTGATGGTACACAAGAACGATCGTTTTCTAATGCTACAGACTGCATATTAGCTATAGAAAAAATAATTAATACAGACAGAAATATCAGCGGTCAGGTTTATAATATAGGACCAGACCACAATGAAATGACTATTTTACAATTAGCTAATTTAGTACAAAAAACATGTAATTTGTACAACGGTATACAAATGCATACTGGAAGACCAAGAGAAGTTAAGTATGCTTTTTGTTCTAGTGACAAAATTAGAAAAGAATTTAACTATAACGCTAGCGTACCGATTGAAACTACTATTCAACAAATGGTTGATTGGATAAAGCCAAGAGTTAGAGAATTTGAGTATCACTTACCTCTAGAGCTAGTAAATGATAAAACACCAAAAACATGGACGGATAAGTTAATATAATGGTTAAGATAATTACCCCATACATTAATGAAACGGAAATTGTAAAACATAAACAACTATTCTGGGAACATGATATTTATTATGAGTGTGACAATACTGGTATAGGGTCTGACCTTATGTTCGAAAGAATGTGGAATAGGTTTCCTGATGAGGATATTTTTATTTTACATGCTGATATGACTCCTTACTATGATAATTGGCTTACAGATTTACTAACCTACGTAGCTAAGTATCCAGAAGCTGGAATGTGCTAAAGACACTAATAAAAACTATTATGTGCAGTCTGCCGGAGGTAGGTTTGTACACGACCAACCAGACCATTATGGCAGTGGTTTAATAATAGAAAATGGTGGTAGATTTAAACAAGAACTAGAAAGTGATACAGGTCAGTACAATAATGTACGAGAAGTAGCCTGGACAACTTTTGGTGGTTGCTATCTAAGAAGAAGTTTTATCAATGCTGTTGGTGGTTTTTCTCCAGAGTACGAATGGACTTATAACAGAGACGTAGATTTTTGTCTGCAAGCTAGACAACAAGGGGAAAAGATTTATCAAGTACCTGTACGTATGTTTCATCATGAATCTAGAGATAATAAACTAATAAAAGCACAAAACCCTAGTAAACTTCATATGGAGATGAGAAATCTACATAGACTAAAAACTAAATGGTCTAGCTCTTACTTATATAAAACTCTGGACAAAATTATTGACAATGAGTAAACTGTATATTACTAAAGAGCGGTTACGACAGTTAATAAATAATGCTGCCGACGAACAAGCAAATTATCCAAAACCTATCTTCAGTCTTCTAGTCATATTTCTTACCTCTCTTGTAATTATTACTATATTCGTGCTTGGATTAGTGTTATTACTTTGTGCGGTACTCTATGTTTTGGTTGGGTGGATTGATATTATTGTAGGTAAACACATAATTAAAAGGATTTTTAAATGACTAAAATTACAGAAGCATTCATAGATGCTGCACTAGAACTATCAGATAATGGAACAGCTAAAATCGGCGACAGAGAACGAGAAATATTCGGTCTTAGTTCTATCAGATTACGTTCTTTAATAAACAACTTATGCCACAAAGAAGACACTAACTATTTAGAATTAGGAGTATACAAAGGAGCTACTTTAATTAGCGCTATGTATGGAAATCCTAAAGCTAAAGGTGTAGGTGTTGATAACTATAAGTATGATGAGCGTGAGCCCAAAAAACTCGCAGCTGAAGGAACTATTTGGGAAAATATTAAAAGTCAGCTAAGTGATAATCTAAAACGCTATCAAGACCCAGATATGGCTGTGAACCTAGATAATTTAACTATTATTGAATCTGATTTTCAGACTGTAGATTTAAGTAAGCATCCAAAGTTTGATGTATGCTTTTTTGACATTAATCCTGCTAGCGTAGCAGAATATGATGCTTTCTTTGAACACATTGTTCCGAGTCTAAAGACTGAAAGCGTAGTTGTATTTACCAACTATTCTAACGATAAAAACGCAAAAGAATTAGATGCAGCTTTTGTAAAACACTCAGATAAGTTAGAAATTACATGGAAACGTCATAGAATTTCAGGTGGCCTAAGTGATGCTACTCAGTACTATTCTGGCATACTAATTGCAGGCGTTAAGCGTAATTTAACAACAAAAGTAGCTAAAACTCCAGTAGGTAAATAATGATTAAAAAGAGTGCTATAAGTCTTATAAGCTATGATGCTTCATATTTAGCTAACAGTATTAAAAAATACTATGATTATGTAGACGAGATTGTACTAGGACTTGATAAAGATAGAATATCTTGGAGCGGTAATAAATTTTCATTCGACGAGGATAAGTTGTGGTCAGAACTACAACAGCTAGACGGCGAAAACAAAATCTCTATTATCGAAGAAAACTTTCACAAGTCTTCCGTAGCGATTGAGAACGATAACTATGAAAGAAATTATCTAAAAAGTCATTGTAAGAATGATTGGATTGTTAGTATTGACGCAGATGAGATGCTATTAAATGCTAAACAGTTCTTTTATGATTTCTGCCCTATAGTAGAAAAATACCATAAAATAAAAGACATTTGTTTTAATTGGGCACTGCCATATAAATTAATTGATGATACTTTATTGGTTATTGTAAATGAAGATAATTCTCCGTTCCTAAAAGAAAATCAAGGGTTTATGACGCATAAGAATAATACGTTTACTTATGCTAGATGGAGTAACATAAGTGCTCATGGTCCTAACAGATTAATGTCTCCAGCTATAATGCTGCACTGGAGTATTTGTAGAAACAAAGATGACCTCTATAAGAAGATTACTAATATCGGTCACTCAGATATAACAAAAACAGACCCTTTTTATAATATCTGGAACCAAGTAACCTTAAGTAACTACAAAGAGTTAAGAAATTTCAAAACATCTGGCTTAGGCTCTGTTCAGTGGCCAAGGCTACACGCGATTAAGTTATCAGAAGTAGAGAATTTCTATCTACAAGGACAAATATATTAATGAAAATAGAATTTTTAGGAAAGTTTTACGATAACCACTCTCTAAGTATTGTAAATCGTAATATTGTATTAGAGCTTTATAAAAAAGGTATTAAAGTAAAATTAATATCTTTAGATTCTTACGATCCTGCTAATAACTTAGATAAAAATCAGGTCAGAGTTTTAAAAGAGTTAGAAGGTCTAGAACAAGACTCAGCAGATGTACAAGTAAGACATAGCTACCCACCTATCTGGAAATGGCCTGCTAACAAAGAAACTAAAGTAGTTTTTATTCAGCCATGGGAATATACTAAAGCACCTTTTGAGTGGCAATACAAGTTTGAACAATTTGCTGATGCGTTAATTGTGCCTAGTAACTTCTGTAAACAAGTATTTGAAATGGGTGGTCTTAACCCAGAAAACTTATTTGTAGTACCTAACGGATATAACCCAGATACTTTTAACACAGAGCAACCAGAAGCAGACGTAGCCACACTTGGAATTGATAAATCCAAGTTCAATTTTGTCTACGTAGGAAACGCTCAGTGGAGAAAAGGACTAGACATATTGTTAAATGCTTGGTCCTCAATTTTTGACAAAGCAGACAATGCAAGATTAATAATCAAAGATAGTCCTGCTGTGTACGGCGATACTAACATTATTAATGAGATAATTAAGATGCAGTATAAGTCAGGTTGTGCAGAAGTAATTTACTTAGACCAAAATTTAAGTGAAAAAACAATGGCTGCTATTTATAAAGCTAGTAAGGTAGTAGTACATCCTTATAGAGCAGAAGGCTTCGGTATGCATATTCAAGAAGCTATTGCTTGTGGTTGTTTTCCTATAGTATCTAGTAATGGGCCTACAGATGATTTTATTCCGGATAGTGCCGGTATAAAAGTACAAGTTAGTAAAAAAGTGATTAATATAAGCGACCCGTCTATATTTGCACTTAAACCAGGAGACTCTAGTACACTCATGAGTACTCATACATTTGCTAATGAGCCATCTATAGAACACCTAAAGAAAGCTATGACTTTTATCTATCATTCACATGACAAAGATAACATACTTAGTAAGTCTAAAAATAATAATAAAATTAATACATGGGAATCTGTGGCTGAGTATTATATTAGCGTATTTAATAAAGTAGCTAATAATGAATCAAGACCAGTAAGATATACATAATATGAGTTTTAGTTATGATTTTGGTACAGCATTTCATAAAAATAATGGTAATGCTGTTAAAGTTACTATAAATGAGTTTAGAGACATATTATATTTACATATACGAGAATATGCTATGGATGGCGATACAGGTCAATGGTATCCTACAAAGACTGGCTTTTCTTTTCAAGCAGACGAGGTAGGGTCTCTAATACCTCTTCTGCTTGACGCGGAAGCTGTAGTAGCACAAAATTATATCTATTCTACTCAGCTAGAACTAGAATTGGAGTAATAATGAGTATAAAAACTTGGAGTAACGAACAAGAAGAAGAGCTAATCCGGCTCTATACAGAAGAAGATGTAAAAGATGTGCACGAACTTGCTTCTCATTTTTCTAAAGGATATAGAAGCGTAATCAGTAAGCTTGTACAGCTTAAAGTATATGAAAAACCGCAAATAGACGAAGATAACAAAACGCAAACTGTTAAAACTATGTTAAGAGATTTAGAAAATATGTTGTCTATAGAGATTGACGGGACTAATCTAAATAAAAAAGAAAACTTAGTTAAACTAGTAGAAGCCCTAAAAATAAGACTTGGATATGAAACAGACATACTATCATAACGACGTACTTGATTCTTATAGGCAATTAAGTAGATGGCAAAGACCTAAGTTATTAGTAATAGGTCACGCTAGGCATGGAAAAGATACCGTGTGTGAAATACTACGTGACAATTACGGATTTGACTTTGAAAGTAGTAGTAGGTTTTGTTCAAAAAAGTTTTTATTTGATAAGCTAAAAGATAAATACGGATATAAAACTGAAGAAGAATGCTATGAAGACCGCCATAATCATCGTAGTGAGTGGTTTGATGAAATCTGTGCATATAACGTTCCTGACCCTTCTAGACTTGGCAGAGAAATAGCACTAGCACACGGCGTATACTGTGGACTTCGTAATAAAAAAGAATTTCACGCTTTAAAAAGTCTAGAAGTGTATGATTTTGTACTATGGGTAGACAGGTCAGACCATTTACCACTTGAACCTAAAACAAGCATGAACTTAGAGCAGTGGATGGCTGATTTCACTATAGATAATAATGGTTCTTTAGAAGAGCTACAGGCTAACATAAAACGACTATCAACACGATTATTTAAAAAGTATATGCCAGTCTACGATTAATAAGTTAATTTATGTTTGCTGAATGTATAAAAACTCAGTATTATTAACATAGATAATAATTGGTAAACGCAATGAATTACGAAGAACTAAAAAATCTAGTCAAGCATCACTGCACGCTATACTATGATAAGTCTGCGCCTGAAATCTCAGATGCAGACTTTGATAAACTATATGACGACCTTGAAGCCGTAGAAAAAGCCCAAGGCTGGGTGGCATTTGATTCTCCTACTGTCAAAGTAGGTGGAGTAGCTGGTAAAGTAGAACACCCATATAAACTATATTCTCTTCGTAAGGTTTATGACATTGAAGAAGTTGACGACTTCTTTGATGTAAAAACTCCTAAAATTGACGGAGCCAATCTTACTCTAGTGTATAAGCGTGGAAGACTGGTTCTAGCGCTAACTAGAGGTAATGGTGAGTATGGAGACAATGTAGCACATCTTGCTGCTGGTATTTCTAATATTACTAAAACTATTACTACAGACTACCCACTAGTAGTAATCAATGGTGAATGTGTAACAGATAATACTGTAGAAAATTTCCGTAACTACGTAAGTGGGGCACTAGGACTAAAGGCTCTAGAAGAGTTCAAGTCTAGGAATATTAAATTTATCGCCCATGATATGCTTGGTGTTAGTATGAATTATACTACGCGCATGGCAGTACTCCAGAACATGGGTTTTACTACTGTATTAGATAAAGATATTGATAAATATCCTACAGACGGTGTAGTATATAGACTGAATGACTATAAAAAATCTGTTCAACTTGGTTACACATCCAAATACCCAAAATTTGCAGTTGCCCTAAAGCCTCGCGGTGTTAACACAGTTACTACTACTTTGCAAAACGTAGAGTGGGCAGTAGGTAGAACAGGTACTGTAAATCCTACTGGTGTGATTACGCCAGTTACTATCGAAGACGCTGTAATCTCTAGAGTAACGCTACATAATATCGGCATTATTGAAGAACATAATCTAGGTATTGGTGATACTATCGAGATTGAACGAGCTGGCGGAGTAATCCCAAAGTTTATTCGTGTAGTAGAACATGCTACACACGGTATCAAGATTGATAAGCTGCACGCAGAAAAAGCAGTAAATACTTCTATCTATAGAGACGGACCAAGACTACTTGTAAAAGATAAGTCACAGACTAATAATGTTAAAGCTCTAGAATACTTTATTAAAACACTAGAGATTAAAGGTCTGGGACCTGCTAATATCGAAAAGATGGGTCTTTCACATCCATCAGAGCTGTTTGAAGAAAACGATTGGTCAGTTCTAGGTGCTAACGGTTCAAAGATTGAAAGTGAAATCGAGCGTGCTAAGACTAAGCCTTATGAACTAGTACTAGCTGCTCTAGGTATTCCAGGAGTCGGTAAATCTGTAGCAAAGCTAATCGTAACAGCTATTCCTAAGTTTGAACATCTGGGAGAAGTATCACATACAGAAATTCGTGGTATCGGCCCATCTACCATTGCCTCAATTGTAGAATGGCTAGAAGATAACAAAGAGTGGGTAGAACAACTACCACTTCAGCTAGAACAAAATGTTCAAGTCAGCTCTGTGCTTAAACAAAGCAAAAAAGTATGTGTAACTGGTAAGCTAGACATGACTAGAACTCAAATTACAGAGCTACTTGAGCAAAAAGGTTTTTCTGTATCTAGTTCTGTGACTAAAGATTGCTATGCCTTAATTACTGCTGGAGATGATTCATCATCTAAGTACGTAAAAGCTGTTCAACTAGGTGTGCAAATCATTGACTACTGGTCAAGAAAAAAAGAAGTATTGAGTGGTAATTTTTAGAAGTTTTAAAACCCACCAACAAACCAAAATACGTCAAATTGTGTTTGCTTCTGATTAAACTTTTATTTATATTATAAACATAGGCAAGAGAAAAACTTCTCTTGAAACTAAATCTAAAAACAACCAACCTGATCGAAAGGATCATTTTACATATGTCAAAATTTGAATACACTGAAGAAATGGTAGCTCGTATGCACGATGTTGCAAAGAGCGAAATCACTGAAGAATCCATCGAAGCCCTTATGACCGAATTCGACTTCCCACGTCGTTCTGTTACTGCTAAGCTACGTAAGCTAGGCTACGACGTACCAAAGAAGCCAGGTGCCGCACCAATCTTCTCCGCCGACGAAACAGCTGCTCTAGGTGAATACCTAAACGATAACTCTGGCGAATTTACTGCCGAAGAAATTGCTGCACACTTCTCTGACGCATGGGGCCGTGAAGTTACTGCACGTCAAATCAACGGTAAGGCTCTATCAATGGAGCTAACTGGCGCAATTAAGCCTGCTGAGAAGAAAGCTGCTCCACGCACTTACTCTGACGCAGAAGAGGCAACTATTGCTGACCTAGTCGGCGCTGGTAAGTTCCTAGAAGATATTGCAGAGGCTGTTGGCCGTCCTGTCAATTCTATCCGTGGTAAGCTTCTATCAATGGGCCTAAAAGCTCCTCAGCGTGATAAGAAAGCTACTAAGTCTGACCCATACGAGGGTATTGAAGACATGCTAGACAAGTCAGTAGAAGAAATTGCTACTGCCTTTGATAAGACAGTTCGCGGTGTTAAAACCGTTCTAACTCGTCGTGGTCTAAGCTGCTCTGACTACACTCCAAAGGCTGCTGCTGAGTAATCAGCAGTTAGCATAGACTAACTATAAGGACGGTGGCAACACCGTCCTTTTTTATTGGGGATTTTATGAAAAATTATTTTGTATTACAAGAGTTATCGGATGAATCATTAGATGCAGTTTTGAGTCTATCTCCTGCTCAAAAGTCTAGTTATTTTGAAGCAATGGTTAAGACTTTTTATCCGAAAATACCAGAAAACACACAAGAATTTGAAGAAATGGTAGCAACTTATCTTAGTAGTTTTTGTGTAGAAAAAATTTACAGATCAAATAGGTTTTTTAATGAAAAATTCACTCCTGTGTATACAGGAACAGGAATCATAAGAAACATTATATCAGACTTATACTATTCAGACGATGAGCTCATAACTCATTAATATTTCAATTGCATGGTTACTATTTACTTGTTATAATAAATAAACACTAGAGGTAAATTATGGCTAAGGCACCAACAACCGAAATTCCTGAAGCAAAAATACGAAACGCAATTTGGTATCTTAAATCAGGAAAAACTAAAAAGTTTGTGTGTGAGTTTCTTGGTAT